GTCACTTCGGACACAATGCAATAAGTATTATATTTATACTCCCATACTTATAAATTTTGTTATCTACTATTAACGCACAATAAAGTGAATTAAAAGTAAATTACAAAAATTTCTCATATGAGAGCATTGTTGTCCAAGGAGGTTTCTTTCCTTTGTCCTAGTACTCCTAGGCGAGGTTCTGTCTAATTATTTCTCCAAGACAGGATATTATATTTATACTTAATATACAAAGTTAAAGATATTATTAAACCCTCTTTTAAATGGGATTACATATTGACGTATATGCACGAAGTGTTTTGCTAAACCAGACACATAACTGGATGGTTGTTGTTTTAAAAGACGACTACTCGCGAGTAAAGTTAATATAAGAAACAGCAGTTAAACTGGGAAGATTATCTTTATTATTAACACTACCAACACCATATGCAAGAATATCTCCAGCAGCAATAGGCATAGTCACATAAGGGGCAACAGAATGAAAACCAAATCTACACTCATCAGACGCACCAGCGTTAACGAGAAGTTCAACAGGGAATTCATCTGTATACGGATTAAATAAAACGAAAACTAGCGCTCCACAATCTTGTGTAGCAAACTTATGTTCAGCATCTAAATACGCTCTAGCATTATTCTTCTTTGGTCCACCTACGAACTTAAATAAAGAAGTATTAGGTATAGCGAATTCATTTGATGACAAAGTTTGATTCCAAGTTATGGGTATATTTTGATATGGCACAGGAAAATCGATATTTTGATCTCCAAGTGTCAATGACGCTATAGCTTCCGTTATTATTGTACCATAAGTGAGCCCCTCAGGTGCATATGCATACTGCTGCTGAGGAAAGTAATACACAGATGTCATAATATTTTCAGTTTTATCTTTTTTATAAGATAATACTCGCAATTGAAATCTAGTGGAAGGGAATTTACCATAATACATACTAGCAAGTGCTCTCATAGGATTGTCCCAAGATGGAACAGTAGAAGGAGATTCACCATAAATTTGATCAATATCGAAAGGTATAAAATTAAAGCCAGGGGTGAGTACCTTAGAATACTTAGCAACGTTGTACGTACGTCTGATAAAATCTCTTACAGAATCGATTCTTTGCAATCTATTTACATAATCTATAGGATCTGTTTCTGGAGTTTTGTCGTCTTGCTTTTGTGGTTCATTCATAACGTTCATTGATTGGGTAGTAAAAGAAAAGTTGATAGGGGGAGCAATAATAGGAGCGGGAAAAATAGTTTGAAGAGGATTTGTTGCATAACCGAAAAATTGTAACGAGGGAGTACCTTGAATATATACATTAAAGTATATATCTACAGGAGAATCACCCGAATTAGCCATTGGCTGAGCTACATAAATGTAGTATTGACCGTGGAACAATGATTCAGCATATTGATCAACAGCACATGGGGTTAACTCGTTTCTGCATAGATACGGTAGTATAATCTCATGAGTTTGACCTCCAGCACTAAATTCCATTAAATGGGAAGGAGCATTAAGGATTGTTCTATAATCAGGAAACGAACTAATACAGCTTACGGAAGGGTTATACATTTGAAGTAATCTTAATTTGACTTGCTGTTTATTGTTCATTACTGCCTCTATAGTTATCTTTAAATCTCCTCTCCATGCTCTTGAAAGGGAATGAATTAAACGAATATTGTTGGAAAAAGTATTAGAGCTTTGTGAATTATTAAATGTGAATTGGTTTGGGGAAATAGGTCTACTCCACAATAAAGTGCCAGTAGTATCATTAACATTAACACGAAACGAACCAAGATATTGCTTTTTACTTAGGATGTGTTGTAACATCATTTCATCAGTTGAAGTATTAAAAATGGGACAATCTACAATTCTATTAGTGCCTAATTTGGAATCTAAGGTTTCAAAATAAGTTTGGGTGTCTATTGTATTTAAAAAATTTCTTTCTGTAGTTATTACACGCTGTGCAATAATTGCGGAATTGGGGTTGTGTAATCCAGTACGTGCACGAAGATAAGAACGGGCTTTGTCTATAAAATCTGCACTTACAGTTTTAGCCTTTGACGCTAAATTATCTGCAAGAGCAGTTCCCATAGTAGTTAAAAAAGAAGATTGAGTTACCCATTTGACGTATCTAGGAGTTGGAACGCGCATGTCGAGACTTTTGAAAACAGCTTCAACGGTTATTTTAAGAGAAGTAGAGGAGCCAGCACTAGGAGAGAGAGGATTTAAAACAAGAAAAACAAGTGTACCATAATTGCCATTTATTGGGGTAATATCTATACTGGGTAAATATGTAGTTTTGGGTTCAAGATCGAGGGTGGCCATTTCAGTATTACAGTACCAGGGCACTTTTAAAATACAAGAAGTGGCTTCATTTGCAAAAAGACGAACATGGGGACCAGTTAAAATAGTGTTTATTAAAGCTAATTGAGAAAGACTAGTATCTATTACACCGAATATAGGCGGGATTACTCCCGCTACTACACAACCAGAATGAGTAATAGTACCAGCGACAGAAATAACTAATTCGAGGTCACAACGGTAAAGAGAAGCAATTTTAGTAGCACTTAAAAGAGAAGGATTAGAACGAAGCACATCACCAGGTAACTGAGAAAATTGAGATGGCAAAATGTCACCTCTACCAGTAGAAACATCCCAGTCAACAGTCATTAAATAAAAAGGCCTTTCAATGAACGGTTTAGCGTCAACTACAAATTGGGTAGGAATAAGCGTATCAGTCAATAAATAATCATTATACAAATCTGGAGGTTGAATTTCGCGAGTTGAAACAGAAGAAACAGCAGTTTCTACAATATCTAAACCATGATTAATAATAGCAGAAGAAGAAGAGTCAGAAATATTTGAAAAATTTTGAGTAAGAGCAGTCATAATAACACATTGATCTATAACATATTTAGGAATTAAAATCAAAAATATAAGTATGTATAATCTGTAAAAATATATAAAATTTGCAGGCGTATGGTTAATTAGAAATTAAGTCAAGGCTTTGTATTACATAAATTTCAATAAAATTAAACTAAGAGGAATATTAAAAACGTCCGTTAACTATATTTAAACTAAAATAATTATTATAGGATAGAAATTTGATTTCGAAAAACAAATCTCAAGAAAGAATTAAACTAAGAAATTTAAAAAATCTAAACAAAAATAAGAAGAGGCATATATATATAAAAATAAATATTGTAATCTTTCCTAGCAATAGTAATCACCATACTATCAACGGTTCTCTATTTTATTTCCGAGCAGAAAGATCCTAATAATTTTTACTTCCTTTAGTAGGAATACATATAACTGTATATGCACAAATGATTTTGCTAAACCAGATCATCATCTGGTATATAATATATTTAATAATCAAAAAACTTATTATTTAATTTCAACATAGTATCATAACCATTTTCATCTTCGAGAATCTCTTCTATCCTACTAGGAGGAAGGGATTTCCAAGTTAGATCATTGTCATCATACCATTGCTTAACAATATTCTCAAATTCATCTAAATGTTCATTAGCGCCGTGAAGATGTTTCTCTATCTGAAATACGATTGACCTATCAGCCATTACAACCTTAAAATCTTTCGTACCATCGCAAAATTTAAACAAATTACCTATCGTATCTAAACTTAATGGAGCACATATTTTCGCAGATAAATTTTTATTGGTGTTTTTAACAAAGGTTCTCTTTAAAAATGAAGCATGTTCGGGTTCAACAAAATCGTGATTAATAGGTTGCTTTCTACCGTCAGTTATTTCCATACCTAATCGTTCAACAAAAGTTTTAACAGTTCTTAAATTATAAAAAGGGGCTAACTCAGGAGGGACGCCAGAAATTCGATCATCGCCTAAAAAATATTCCGTTATTCTATTAAATTGAAGCAATCTTTCCTCGTTCGCTTTCCGAACAAATTGACCACCAAACTTTTCATTATTAAATTTATAATTTTCAAAAAAAACACAAGCAGAAATTAATTTATTTATAAGAGAATTTAATAAAGCAGTTAACCAACAACCAGATTGCAAACCGTGCGTAATAAGATAAACATGATCTTCAACTAAAATAAACATACGTACGAGAGAATCGCATAAGGCTTTTAACACCCTACACTCAAAAGAAGTTCCACAAAAAAATTTTCTAATTGAGTCTAAAACATGATCTAAAAAAGCAGCTATTAACGATCTATCCCATCTACCAAAATCAGCATCCATTAATTTCTTATTACCAGCAGTTAAATTATTAAAAACTTTAGTCCATTCTTTATAAGGGTTCAATCCTATACCAATTCCATTTGAGTGTCGATTTTTCTTAATATGTGTCATAAACGAGCCAAAATATTTCTTGAATAATATAGTCATATGTAAAGGCATAATAGCAAAAGTACGGGGTTTCTTTCCATCAGGTCGGGGTTCATCTTTCAAGGCATGATAGGCTAACATTTCTGTCAACTCTACATCTCCAGATACAAGTCGTTTTTCTAAATCAATTAAATAATTATTAAAATCTTCATCAAGGGTTCCATTTTCAAAATCAATATAAGCAGTTTTGTCGTTTTTATATCCATATCCATTTACGCTATCTTTGTTAAGAGGGGCCAACTCTGCGTTTCCGCAAATAACCTCTTTCATAGATATTGTCTTAAATGATACGAAATGTTGCTCTAGCGCTTTTTGGCCAAACTCTAAAGCTTTTAAATCAACGTGTCCGGTGTTAGATAAATTCGGAGCGACAAGTTCTTTTAACAGAGATTTGCCATCTTCATTTACCATTTTAGGTATGACTTTGAATTTGCAATGCCCGCTTTCCATAAACGGTGCACCAGTTTCATAAAGTCGTGATTTTTTGAGAGAAGTTTTCGGTATTACCGAGCCAGGGGTGTATCTAATTCGAGCAGCAGATCCATCAATTGGTTCAATGTCCAAACCATCACCACAATCAGTCATAAGTCTTGTTATATTTCTTCGTTCCGAATCCGAAGATAATACAACAAACCCCTTATAACTATCGCGATTAACGGTTTCAGAATTTGATCCAGCAACGTGAGTACCAAGAAAGCCATTATCAGAAGAATATAAAACAGCACCACAAAGACCCTTATAGCCATTCTCGTGAATAAGTCCAGATTTTGGGGGAAAAATTAAGTCTTTATTATAAACATCACAAAAAACAGCCATAGTATCCTCATTAGTTCTTACTTGTCTATTATTATAATCGATGACACCGTCTGGACAAACCAGCCGAGAGCCATTAACTAAACCGGGTTTTGAAGTTGAAAGAGGTTCATGAAAAATACAAGAAGCTTTTTTAAAAAGGTTATTAGTAGCTATACTTAATTGTATAACAGCAAGATCAGAAGCAGGGGAATCATAAACTATGCTAAAAGGAACTTCATCTAAAAGAGTGCGGCCATTATCAATATCGGATCTTAGTTTAAAAGCACTAAGAAGCTTACAACCATGAACAGAATGTCTAGAAACAAGAGCGCGTCTACCAGAAAAAATAGCATTAGATAAGCGAGCACCATCTTTTCCTTTCGTGACGATCCAATAAGAGTAATTAGAAGGAGATTGATCAGTGTCGACTGTAAATTCTAATCCCTGTGTACTAAATCCTTTTAGTCGGTTTTTGTGCACATCTGGGATGGAACTTACAGATGAATTTTTATTTAAAAAATGGTTAGTAATTAAAACAACACTAGTAGATAACAATAAAAAGAAACCGGTAATAAAAGCGGTTAAAAAAGGATTTTCTTTAACTAAGACAGTAAATGAAGATAAAAGTTTTAAAGACCACGTTTTAACACGTGAAAAAAATTTAAACAAATAAGCAATAAAAGAAATAGCATCTTTAGATAGAGAAGAAGCTTTATTTTTTAAAAAATAATAAAATTTTTCAGAAGAAGAAGTTAAGTTAGAAGGAAAATGAAATTCAGGATCTGCACCACTAATATAATCGTCAACCGTATCTTCATCATCTAAAAAATCTGGATATTCATACTCAGGAGGTTTATCATTAATTAAATTAATAGAATCATTAGCCATAGAAAACATTACAGATGTTTGTGATTTAGATTTAAAATTATCAGAAAAGAAAGAAAAAATACCTTGAGAGTAGAAACGATTAACACTAGTAGAATTAAAAGCGCAAGTTGTATGAGTAAAAGAAAATTTATGAAAATCCTCAAGGGCAAGAGTCATAGCGCTTATCCAAGCGCAAATCTCAGGAAGAGTGCCCGTAAGCGTATTCAAAAGTGGCACAGCATTAGGTCTAGAATTTATATAAGCAACAAAATCAGTGGGAAAACCATCTTTCCATGCAGGGGCTACATTTAAAAAATCAAAAAAACGAGAAGTAACAGTATAAGTTCTAACATTATTAACAATAACAGGAGCCTGAAAAACAAAAACAATAGGACGACGGCGTAAGGCATTTATATCTGCTATACCATCTTGGGCAGTAACATTAAGATGACCAGTAAAATTATTAGTTGTACAAATGACAGCAGAAGAAGTAAAAAATTTTGTGTTCTTTTTGTCGGCTTCAGCACAGTCAAGGGGCAATTTAACATTAGAGATGAAATTCATTGTTTTTGCCCATTGACCCATACCTCCTTGGCCAACATCATCTAAAACCATTATATCCTGATTCATATAATCATCATAGAAATCCTTTCCTTCCTCGCGAGCTTTCCAAACATGAGTATATATAGAGCGTTGGGGTTTAGATATAGTGGAAAAATATTCAGTTATTTGACCTAAAGCGGTAGATTTTCCACATCCAGGAGGACCTTCTAAAACAATAAAAGCGGGAGTAACACGAGAAGCAGTAGAGAAACTATCAATAGATTTAACAATTCCACGCAATTCTAACCACATAGCTTGCAAATTCCTATTACTAGAGATACGCAAAGCTTTTTGAAAGTTAGAACAAACTAAAAAACGAGTATATAAAGAAGTGGCTTCATTTCTAAAAACAGTAGTATGTATAATTGATTGGTCGCGAGCATATTTAACTAAAAAACTAGACAATAAATCAGTGGAACGTCTTAAAGTAGAATCAAAAGAGATATGTTCATAAAAAGAACGAAAATTAATAGAGAAATCAGAATTAGGAAAATGTTTTTCAGCGCATTTAACACCTAAATGAACAATGGCGCAAAATATATCTATTATTAAATTATATACACTAAGAATAGGATTATTTATTTCTTCAGATATCTTATATAATTTCGATAAGCCTCTTTCCAAATCAAAGGGCAAACCGATTAACGATTTTAAAATAGTTAAAAAATTAAAAGATTGGGATTCTAAACTTGTAGTATAAATTTGTTTTATTTTAGGGGCACCTGTCCATATACTCCATAAAGGAACTACCATCTGTAACATATCCAGCACAATAGTCTTAAGATTAAAATTATTTAAATTTGAAATAAACCTATAAAGAGCTAAAACAAAAGAAGAAAAAGAAGCAATGAAAGGAGAAAGTAAATCACTTTTAACAGTTTCTGAAATAGCAGAAAATCTCTCTTCTAAAGAGCCAATAAAATTGATAGTTTTATATAAAGAAGAAAATAAAGATTGAGAAACGAACGAAGAATCAATATTAACAGAAGCACTTTGAGAACCTATTCTAGTAAATGATGGATATTTAGTCTCTTCTCGATATGCCACACTAGAATAGTGGCCTTGGTCGAAAGATACACAATCTTTAGGGGGATTATATCTCAAATAAAAATGAGCAAGAACAGGTTTATTTTCGTAATAAAAAACATGGAACATAGAACATTTTTTCGGAATTAAAACAGTGTATCTAATATGATAATAAGTAAAATGAACAAATTTAAATTTAGACGAACGATTATTATATAAAAACTTACATATATTAATAGAAACAAATTCGTTAGTAGTACGATCAAAAATAAAAGATGTGGAATTAACATGGAAAAATTGAGCATTAATATAATAAGGAATATTATTAGGAAAAAATTTAAAAATAAAAGTATGAAAAAATTTTTGAGTGTAAACACTCGAAGCATTAAAGTCCATTTGAGTCCGTAAAGAAGTTTTATTTTGTTGAGCGCAATCCATATTTCACATTGATCCATTATATATATAATATTTAAACGGCAAGAGTATGTATATCCCGTAGTATAAAAAAACGTTTGCAGGCGTAGGGTAACTAAGTTAGTCCAGGCTTTGTGTCAATTATACTCGATAGGGATAAACTAACAGTGTATAAAAATACCGTGCGTTAACTCTTATTGCTTATTATAGTGATATAATGGGTTAGCACATTCTTTCCAAAAAGAACACACAAGTAGGAGTTTATAGTACAAAACAACTACCAAGAAAAACCTTCAAGCCGGGTGCTTTACAACTCACCATCGTAATCCTCATGTTGAAGTGAAATATATAAAAATAGTAATAAAACAAATAATAGTAATTAATAAAATTAAAATAAAAATATATAAAATAAATAAGTATTTAAAAGGTTAAATTATATGCTAATTCTGGCGGGAATCTAATAAATAAAAATAAATAAAAATATATAAAATAAAATATAAAATTCTTTAGTTTGAACGATACCATCAACTATCCCAAGTATAGTCTATTAGTATTGAAAGCTATAGTTCAATTAACTTCCAACTCTTAAAAAGAGTCTAACCAATAATCAAATAAAAAGTATCAAAACAAATTTTTCCTTTATTTAGTTAAGGGTAACTGAAAAAATATAACTACATAAGCATTACATCATAATCTATTCATATACTTGCTTTTCAACAAGTACACAAGATAGAAACAATGCAACACTAGCG